ATAAGCAGGCGCATTGCCCGCCCCCTGCCGCGCCTCGATCAGCGGGTCGGGCTGCTGGCTCTCGGTGCCGCGATAGAGCCGCATCTCCACCGTTGTACGGTCGAGCTCGCGTCCGTCCGCCCAGATGCGGCGAATACCGGCAATCTCGCCCTCGCACAGCGCAAAGGCGACATTGGCAAAATAGGAATAGGTGGTGACCTTCGGGCCTCCCTTGCCGCCCTGGCGTTCGGTGCGCCGCTCCTCCTCGAAACGCGTCGCCCACACGATCGTGCCAGACACCCGCGCCGTGCCGTAGACGCGCGGCACCGCCCTGCCTTCTTCGGCGGTAAAGGGCTGCATGGCGTCGAGGCGCGGGCCCTCGATCTTTCGCGTCGAATTAATCAGCGCATTGTCGATGACATTGCCGGCAAGCGCGCCCGCCGCCGTGCCGATCGCCGCGCCGACAGGGCCGAACAGGCCGCCGAGAAAACTGCCGGCGACCTGCAGCAATATGGTTGCCATGGATCAGCCCCGTTGAGGAAATGAAAATGCGTCCGCAATGCGCTTGCGCCATTGCGGCACCAGCGCCGACGAGACGACACCAGCGCGTTCATAGGCATGGATGAAGCGGTTATCCGGCATGAGAATTGCGGCGTGGCAGGCCGGGAGGCCTTCCCGCCAGCGGAACAGGACCAAATCGCCCGGTTGCATCGCATCGGTTTCAACAGCGTTGAAATGCCGCCGCGCTGCCATCGTGAGCGGATCGCCTGCCGTGCCGGCGTTCCAGTCCATCGCATAGGCGGGCACGTCTTCCGGTTCGCCGCCAAAGAGCGCGCGCCAAATGCCGCGAATTAGACCGAGGCAATCGCAGCCAATGCCGCGCGCAGCGCCTTGGTGGCGGTAGGGCGTGCCCAGCCAGAGCTTCGCTTCAGCGATGACGGCGGCACGCAACGTCATGGCACCAGCGGCCCGCCATCGAAGGCGATGCCGTCCGTCACATAGGCATAGGCCGCGTCGTTTCCGGGCAGATGCGGGAAGCCGCGAAAGCGCTCGTGATTGGCGAATTTCGCCTTGCAGGTGCCGAACAGCTTGTCGCAGCCCGCCGTCAGCGCCGCCGCCGTGCCAGGTGGCGGCACCGGCCCGCCGGCGCGCAGCAGCAAGCGCGGGCCACCGCCCGCCTTCAGATGATCGGCGACCGCCGCGCTTTTGTCCTGCGCATTTTCGGTCCAGGCGATCGTCCCGCCGGTAAACCAGCCCGCAGCCTCCGCATCGATGCCCGAGACCGCGATGCCATCGGAATGATGGCCGGTAACGACAACTGTCACGCGGAACGGCGCGACGCTCACATTCTTGCCGCAGCGCACATCGCCGAGTTCGGCGTCACAGCGGCGCATGAACAGGCGACCCTTCGGCTTGTCGAGATCGATGGTCGCCGACACCAGCTCGGCACGGAACGCCGCGCCGGACCGCGCGATGGTGCCGACACGCGCACGGCGCAGCAACACGCGCTCGGCGGGAGACGCCCAGTTCACGACAAAGACATCGACGAGCGCGTCGTTGTAAATCCCGGCGGCAATGTCCGCCTCTCGCAGCCTCTCGGAATCGAGCGCGCCCTCGACATCGAACCCGTCGACCGACAATCCCTCTTTCTGCTCCGCCTCGCTCGCCGTGAAGCCCGATTGCGGCTCGTATTGGTCGCCGTCGAACGTTACGGTCGCGTCATGATCGGTGAAGCCGAGCACCACGCCATCGGCGCGTGTCAGCTTCCAGCAATGGCACAGCGTCGTTGTCTCGCCCGTAAGGTGATCGGCGAACGCCTGCGGCAGCGTCAGCATCACAGCACCTCGACGATCGGAATGGTCGGGATTTGCCCTGCCTGAAACGCCGCCATGGAGAGCGTCAATGCCGGCGTCGCGAAGCGCGCCTTTATGTCATATTCATAACCGGCGGTGAGCACCACGCCCGTTGCGGGCGCAACGTCGAAGGCAATGGTTCCGGCCATCGGATCGACGGAAAAGCCCGTCGCGATTGTATTTCCATCCACCGCCACTTTCACCGTCCCTGCAACGGGCAGGCGGATTGGCCGCATATATGCGCCAGGCCCCGTGCCATAGGTCTTGGTCAGCTGAAAAATGGTCGTCAACGCGTCGCCTATGCCGAGCGGCTGGTCGGTCGCCGCCGGCACGTTTTTCACGGCGCAGGATTTCCAGTCGAACGGGTCGCGGTACCGGAAGGAAAACAGTTCGCCGCGCCGCGCCTCGAAAAAGGCGGCGATGGCTTCAATATCAGCAAGAACCTGTACGCCGCTTGCCGCATCGAAGCGGCGACGGCCATGCGCCTGGCGGGCGTTGCGCCGCTCAAGGCCCGATTGCAGCGTGGTGATCTCGGTGCGCCGTTCCGGCCCGCCGGTAGCACCGAACGCTACGCGTACAGGAAAGCGCACATCATGAAAATCGGTGGTTTGCGGCATGGCTTCCTCTCGTTGATTCAGCTGCGCCGTGCGCCGCGCGATACCGCGCGCGCCAGCATGGAGGTCACCTGCGCCTCCGATTTGCGGAAACTCTCGGCATCATTCGCAGTGACATTGAAGACGACAGTCACCGGCGCGCCTTGCCCGCCCGTCGCGACGCCGAGCCTCCCGTCCGGCCCGCGCGCCAGCGGCAGAATCGCTTCCGGCCCCGCCTCGCCCATCAGGCCGAGATTTCGCCCGGCGGGAAAATAGGTCGGGCGCGACACGACGCCGCCTTGCGCGAAGGGCACGATGCCGCCCTTGGCAAAGGGAAGAATGCCGCCGAACAGGTTCTGGAAGAACGAGCCCGCGAGCTGCTGTAGCGGGCGCAATCCGACGTCGAGCGCCATGCCGGCGATACGCCCGGCAATCTGCCGCAGCACATCTTCCAGCCCCTTGCCGTTCACCACCGCGCTTTTCAGCGCGCCTGTGAGTACCGAGCCGAAGCGCTCCGACATCGCCGTGAGATCGGCGAGCGCCTTGTCGAGCCCGCTCGTATCGGCGTCGATTGAAATCGTTATCTCTTCATCCACGTTGGGCCGTCCTTCATTTGTGGTCCGGGAAGCGCGCCATCAGCGCCGCCAGCTCGGCTCGGTTGGGCACCGTATTCGCCGCGACGCCATAGGGTGCGATCGCCGCGGCGAATTCGCGCGGCGTCATCGCCCAGAAATCACGCGTAGAGAGCCGCAACAGCCCGAAGCCCGCGGCCATCACCGCGTCCCAGGGAAAGACGTCGGCATTGGCGTCGCGCTCGGCACCGGCTGTCGCGGCCCTCAAGGGTTTGGCGCGGTCTCCGCTGTCTTTGTTTCCACCGCCGTGCCGAATGCCTGTTCCAGCAGGCGCGCGGCAATCGCCGCGAAGCCCGCCACGCCGCCGTCGCAGCGCATCGCCGCGACATCGCGCGCGCTTGCATCTTCACCGCCGCCGCGCAGACCCGCCGCGATCACCTCGCACAGATCGCGTGCCGACAATTTGCCGGTCGCAAAGCGCCCCATCAGCGCCGTCAGATCGGACGCCCCGAACGCATCCTCCAGTTCGGCCAGCGCTCCGAGCGTCAGGCAAAGAACATAGGTCTGGCCATCGAGCACGGCCTCGACTTCGCCGCGTCTTGTATTTGCCATGTCACGCTCCCGTAAACGTGACGGCACCCGCCGATTCGAAGGCGACCTCGAAGGTTACTTCGCCGTCATGGCTCCCGCCATATTCCAGCGCGGTCACCTGGCAGGGCGCGGCCAGCGTGCCGAACCCGGGAATGATGAATTGCAGCGGCGCCAGCGCCCCGGCGAAAAACACGCCGCGTAGCGCCTCGTCGGACGCCGCATCCTTGAAGATGCCGGAACCGGAAACGCTGAGACGCTGTGTGCCGCTTTCGGCGAGCAATTCGCGCCAGCGCCCAGCCGAATCGGCATCGGTCACGTCGACCGTCTCGGCGTTGAAGGCGATGCGCTTGGAGCGCAGCCCGGCGATCGTCACATAGGTTCCCGTTCCCGCCTGATCGATCTTGATCAGCAGGTCCTTGCCTTTCTGGGCAACCATTACCGTCTCCTTGCGTGGTGAATCAAATGTCTCGCATCCCGATTCATCGGGCCGCTCTTGCGTTCTGAAATTGCTAGGTTTTAGGCGACGGGTTCGGTTATCGCGCGATAGCGCAGCAGGCCATGATAGCCGCCGAGATCCTCGTCGTAACGGGCTTCGGAATATTCGAGCCTGAGATTGATGAGATGAAATCCGGCCGGCGCCGGCGGCGCGGCATCGAGCCGTTCGCCGATCGCCGCTATCACCGCCATCACCTCGTCCTTGCCTTTGCCCTTCGACCAGGCATGCAGCGTGAAGAGGTGTTCATTACCCTTCTCGGTCGAGGTACTCCAGTCATAGATCGCCGTCTGGCCGAATGTCACATAGGGAAAGGCAATCGATGGCGGCACATGGTCGAAAATGCGCCCGACGCCGATCAGCGCCTGCAGCGCGGGCGCCGACGACAGCGTGGCAAGAACCGCCTTTTGCAGCTCCACCATGGCGTTCATGTCCTGCCCTCCCGCACTCTGCGCGCGTCGCCGCGCAAACGAGCCGAGGCATCAGGCTTTGTCAATTGCCGGGCTTCGGGCGCAGGTTGCGGCCGCGCACGACGGATCATCGGCCCTGGATCGACAATGGCAAGACGCCGCATGCGCAGAGCGCGCACCAGCCCATCGAGCGTCAGCCGCATCGACATTCTCACGACACGTCCTCCTTCACCATGCAGACCAGGTAACGCCGCGTCTCGTCGGGATCGTGCGCCGTCTGGATGGCGAAGACGCGGCTGCCCAGCGCAAAGCGCATGCCCTGTTTCACGTCCTCGCGCCATCGGA